AATTATCATGGCTCTCCCAAATGGTTCCGGCGGTTATCAACTCGGTGACGGCAATCTGACTGAAGCGGTATTGAGTGTTCAAACCATTCCAACTACCTTGACTGGTGACACTACGCTGACTGCTGCTCAAGTTGCAGTTGGTTTGGTTGTTTGTACAAAAGCCTCCGATGCTACATTGACTGTTACGTTGCCTACAGCAGCGTTGCTTGATGCGGCTATCCCAAGCGCAAAAGTTGGGTCATCTTTTGATCTGACCATTTGCAACAACAACAACACTGGCTCATCGTCTACTGTGCCTATTACAACTGGTACTGGTATCACGATTTTTAGCTCTGTTACTGTCCCACGTTTCGGTGCGTATACATACCGTTTTGTGAAGACTGGTGACGCTGCTTACTCGGCATTCTTGAAGTAATATAAATAGGGGTTTCGGCCCCTATTTTTAAAGGATTACATCATGGCTACAAACACAAAACCGGTAGGCGTTGCTTACTCTGACCCTGCCTTGGACAGCGTTACCGTTAGCGGTACGTCAACTTTGGCAGCGGTAACTGCTACATCCATCACAAACAGTGGCCCAACAACAGGTGCGATTCGTCTGCCTGTTTCGGCTGTTGCTGCGGCGGGTAGCACACAAGGCGATGCGGCTGCGCTGGCTGAAGGTATCAATGTCGTTTCGGCGGCAGACGGTACTAAAGGCGTGATCTTGCCAACGGCTGTTGCTGGTATGGTGATCATTGTTAAAAACACTGCGGCTGGAGCGCTGAAGATTTATCCCGCTACTGGCGGGGCAGTCAACGCTGTTGCGGCTAACGGTGCGTATAGCATTACCAACCTTACTAGCTCAATGCTGGTAGCGTCTTCCACAACTCAGTGGTATTCGGTTCCTTTGGTGGCTAGTTAAACCAAATGGGGGCTAATCACCCCCATCATTGATATGGCTGTTATTTATTTGCGTCACCCAGTTCACGGCTGCAAAGTCGCTTGCGTTGAGGCCGAGGCTGTGTATGATGAGAAGAATGATTGGGTGAGATACACCTTAGACGAGCCGCCTCCCCAAGAGGAGATCGTCAACACTTTGGATGTCAAGCGCCGTAGGGGTAGACCCGCACTGGCTGAAATAACTTAGGGGCAATTATGGCGACCACCGCTGGCGATCAAATCAACCGAGCGCTGAGACTGCTTGGCATTCTCGCTGAAGGTGAGACACCCTCCGCATCAATGTCGCAGGATGCGCTGATTGCGCTAAACCAGATGATTGACTCGTGGAACACCGAGCGACTCTCGGTTTTCAACACGCAAGATCAGATATTTACTTGGCCCACCGGCATCATCACCCGCACGCTTGGCCCTACTGGGGACTTTGCGGGTCTGCGGCCTGTGCTGCTAGATGATTCCACCTACTACCGTGACCCCAGCACAAATGTGTCTTTCGGTATCAAGTTTATCAATCAGCAGCAGTACAACGGCATTGCTGTAAAGACCGTGACATCCACATACCCGCAGGTCATGTGGATCAACATGGAATACCCTAACATCACGATGACGATCTACCCCAAGCCTACAAGGGACTTGGAGTGGCATTTTGTCAGCGTTGAAGAGTTAAGCCAACCGGCCACCTTGGTGACGGACTTGACCTTCCCACCTGGCTATCTGCGTGCGTTCGTCTACAACTTGGCGATGGAATTTGCGCCTGAGTTTGGCGTGGAGCCTAGCCCACAGGTCCAGCGCATTGCCATGACTTCTAAGCGTGACATCAAGCGAATTAACAACCCTGACGATGTGATGTCAATGCCATACGCTATCGTGGCGACTCGTCAGCGCTTTAATATTTACGCTGGAAATTATTGATATGACCACCATTGCAATCTCCTCTCTACCCGTAGCCACAAGCATGGCTGGCGCGGATGTGCTGCCAATTGTTCAATCGGGCGTAACCAAGCAACTCTCAAAGACGCTGCTGTTTACAAGCCCCGCAATGGTCACGCCTGCGCTTGGGACTGTGGCCAGCGGCAATATCAGCGCTTGCACCAGCACCAGCATGACAATGGTCACGCCTGTGCTTGGGGCCGCTACAGGCACAAGCCTTTCGCTAAGTACAACCCTTGGCGTGACGGGCGTGTCAACTTTGACAGGCGGCGCAGTTGTCCAAGGTCTGACCGTGGGCAGGGGACTGGGCGCAATCAGCACCAATTGTGCTTTTGGAACAAGTGCTTTAGCGGCAAACACGACCGGCGATGAGAATGTGGCCGTTGGCTACAGGGCCATGCTGACCAATCAAATTGGCACTAAATGCACGGCTGTCGGAGATCAAGCCCTTAACACGAACCTTGGCGGCAATGGCAACACCGCCGTAGGTTACCAAAGTTTGTTTTCAAATTCAAACGGCGACTACAACACGGCAGTTGGATGGATAGCACTAAGCAACGTAACGGGGACGGGTAATGTCGCCATTGGCACATACGCTGGAGCCTACGAGACAGGCTCCAATACTTTCTATGTGAACAACCAAAACCGCACCAATACCGCAGGAGACAAAGCGCAGTCCCTGATGTATGGGACGTTTAACGCTACGCCTTCTAGTCAGATTCTGCGGGTCAATGCGGCCTTTGCGGTCTTGGGCATTACGGCTACAACTGCAAGCGCATCGACAATCGCAAGCGCAACAACCATTGCGCCGACAGGCCCAACCACTTTCATAAGCGGTACGACTGCTGTTGTCACGATCACCCCCGTAACCTTGTTGACGCAGGGCGGCGGCTCCATCACCTTGATCCCAACAGGCGCTTTTACTTGGACAACCGCAGGAAACATTGCAGTGGCAGGAACGGCAGTTGTCAACAGGGCGCTCACGATGGTCTATGACAGCGGAACCGCCAAATGGTATCCGAGCTACGTCTAAGTTAAATGGTACAAGTGCTGTGATGTTTACGTTTAAGCTCCAAGTATTTTTGATGCGCCTGTTCTGGCGTGTCAAAACCGCTTGCGCGAATACGCTTACCATTAACCATAATTTGCGCTCTCCATTTTCCTTGATGGGCGCTAACACCCAAAAATCCAACCTTGTTGGCCTTAGTTGCTTTTCTTATATTTTGCAAATTGCCAAACCTAGTAACTTGACGCAAATTGGAAAACGAATTGTCCAACTTGTTTCCGTTAATGTGGTCGATGTGACAATCCGGCATGTTGCCGGTCACATGAAACCATGCCAGCCTATGGGCCAATCGCTTAATGTTGTGAATGGCAATCGAAATGTATCCAGCACTATGAACAGAACCAGCAATTTTTCCAATAAGATCGGGACGGCGATGGTTTTTAAGTCAAATAAAAACGCCGGTCTGCGTGTCGTAACCCAAAGATTCGCGCAGATGTTCAATGGTAATGTCAAGTTTGGAAGTCATGACATTCAGTTTACCATAAAGGCAGTCTAATGCACACCCCGATCCTTGGGTCTTCTTATGTTGCACGATCAGTAAATGCTGCTGACAATAGGTGCGTTAACTTGTTCCCCGAGGTTATCCCCGAGGGCGGCAAGGAGGCGGCGTTTCTTAACCGTGCGCCAGGCTTGAACTTCTTGCAGACCGTGGGCGATGGGCCAATCAGGGCGCTGTGGGCGCACCAGACCAATGGGTCGGATTTTTATGTCGTCAGCGGCCAGAAGGTCTATAAACTTGAAAGCATGACCGGCACGCCCATACTGCTGGGCACAGTCTCTGGCTCGGGGCCAGTCTCGATTGCCGACAACGGCACGCAACTGTTCTTTGCCTGCAACCCTGACGCTTTCATCTACGATGAGGCGGCAAACACATTCACACAGATCACAGACCCTGCCTTTGCAGGCGCTGTCACCGTGGGCTATCTGGACGGCTATTTCGTCTACAACGAGCCAAACTCCCAAAAGGTCTGGGTCACTGACCTGTACAACGGCCTGATCCCCCAAGAGTTTGCCAGCGCTGAAGGCTCACCAGATGGGCTAGTGGCCGTCAATGTGGATCACCGTGAGGCGTGGCTGTTTGGGACTGATTCGGTTGAGGTCTGGTATGACGCAGGGATTGCGCCTCCTGACTTTCCCCTAGCCCGCATCCAAGGCGCTTTCAATGAGATCGGCTGCGTTGCGGCCTTTAGCGTTGCCAAGCTGGACAACGGCTTGTTCTGGCTGGGCACAGACGCTCGGGGGCAAGGTATTGTCTATCGTGCCAACGGCTACACAGGTGCTAGGGTTTCTACCCATGCGGTCGAGTATGCGATTGCCCAGTACGGCAACATCTCGGACGCTGTGGCCTACACCTATCAGCAAGAAGGACATGCCTTTTATGTGATCAGTTTTCCTACCGGCAACGCAACTTGGGTCTACGATGTGGCGACCAAGGCGTGGCACGAAAGGGCTGGCTTTGACAACGGCGAATTTACCCGTCACCGCAGCAACTGCCAGTGCAACTTTGGCGGCAACACCATTGTTGGCGATTACCAGAACGGCAACATCTACACATTGGACCTTGACACTTACGCTGACAACGGCCAGATTCAAAAGTGGCTGCGCTCATGGCGTGCGCTGCCAACGGGTCAGAACACTTTAAAGCGTACAGCGCACCACAGCCTGCAACTGGACTGCCAGTCGGGTACGGGTCTGAACCTCTACCCAGGCTATGAGCCAGAGGAGTTAAAGACTGAGGCTGGCCTAGAGCTGGTCACTGAAGATGGCCTGTACCTGACAACTGTTGGCTACCCAGCCGCACCCGGCTACAACCCGCAGGTCATGCTGCGCTGGTCAGACGATGGCGGTCACACATGGTCCAACGAAACTTGGGCCAGCATGGGCAAGCTGGGTGAGTATTACCGGCGCGTCTTCTGGCGGCGCTTGGGGATGACGCTCAAGTTGCGCGATAGGGTCTATGAGATTTCGGGAACTGATCCAGTCAAACTTGCCGTGATGGGCGCTGAACTGCTGCTCTCACCAACGAATGCTTGAGCATGGCAACAACGCCTAACATCACGCAGATCATTGCGCCTCGTGTGCCCCTCATTGATGAGCGCACGAATACAATGTCGGTGGCGTGGTATCGGTTTTTCTACAACCTCTACACCATCACAGGTAGCGGGCTAGGGATTACCCCCATCATCAACGGCGGTACTGGAACGGATGTCATACCGGCGGCTGGCCAACTGCTGATCGGCACAGGGACGGCCTACGATGTCAACAATCTGACCGCAGGCACGGGAATAGCGATTACCAACGGCCCCGGAACGATCACAATCGCCTCCAGCGGCGTTACGAGCTTCAGCGCAGGTGCTACTGGCCTGACACCCGCTACGCCGACTACAGGGGCTGTGGTGCTGGCTGGCACGCTAGATGTGAACAACGGCGGCACAGGTCAGATCAGTTACACGGACGGGCAGTTGTTGATTGGCAATACCACAGGCAATACCCTAGCCAAGTCAACTTTGACTGCTGGCGCAGGCATTACGGTGACAAACGGGGCGGGGGCGGTGACGATTGCGTCCAGCGCCACATCAGCACCAGTCACAAAGACAGCGGATTTCACACTTGCGGCGACTGAGAACTGGGTGATCAACAACAAGACAGGCTCAACTTGCACGGTGACGCTGCCTGCGGCGGCGAGTTGGCCTGGGCGTGCGGTGACTTTCTTGAACTACCAGACGCAGACGTTGGTGTCTGCGTCAGCCAATGTTGTGCCCCGTATTGGCGGCGCAGCAGCGGTGGATATTTTATTGGGTGTGCCCGGAAATTGGGCAACTTTGGTGTCAGATGGCACGAATTGGTTAATAATGCAAGCAGCGGCCAATAACTGCTTGTTACTGGAGTAATACTATGAGCTTTTGGACTGACCTACAATCGAATCTGACCCCGCAAAATCTAACGCCAGAACAAATGGCGCAGATCACTAAGGCTGGGCGTGGGGGTTCTGTCAACATTGGGGGCACAACGTACCAAGGTAATTTTGGTGATTCGTCTGGTGGTGAGGCCGGTGCGGGGCAAGGCGACGCACTTCAAGGCTACTACGCCACGATGCCTGGTGGCGGTATGGGAACGCCATTTGCTCAGTATGACCCATCGGGCCAATACACTGGCGCAGGCACTCAACAAAAAGTCAGCTACAACGCCGTCAAACCTCTTGCGGCAAT